GGTGAACCCATTTAGAATCACTCTTTCCTTATAAATTAGGGATTTATCCCAAGTTAATTATATCACTAGAAATTAGTTAATAGTTGTTTCAGGAATAAAATCTGAGAAGTCTTCTGGATAGTCTCCGTTAGGAGTCCACATTTTAAACTGTCTAATGTCAGAGTTGTAGGTCTTGCTTCCACCAGTGATTCTAATCTGAACCACCACGGGATACTTAGTTACAATATTCCAGCAGTTAGAAGCTACAAACTCACTTCCTGGTTTTTCTGTAAAAAAGTAGGTATTAGTTGCACTAGGATCATTTGGTCCTGGAACTATTCTAGTTATTCTTAATTTAATATAATCTGGCTTCTTCTTGCCTTTTGTATCAATACCAGCCTGATAACAAAACAAGGATCTTTTTCCATTCCCTTGAATTTCCTTCTTTCCACCGTTAAATTTTAACGTTGTCCATTTCCCTTTTGGAATAACCTGGATTTCTGTTGATTTATATCTAATAGAGTCAGATGCACTTGCTGGTGTTGCTTGAGCAAAAACCAATAATGCCGAAAATATAGAGGCAAGAAACTTTTTGTACATCTAACAAGACTATCAGACATTCTATTTTAATCGAAAAGTATCGCTAACTTATGTACATACCAATCATCCCATTTTGAAAGATCTTCCATAATCCTTATATATCCCTTGGAAGTTAAGAGATCGTGAATCTTTTCTCTGTTATCTGTGTAATTATGCTCCACAGTAATTACCTTAAATGTCCTTGAAAAATCATATGCAGTAAGAATATCAAGTTCCGATCCTTCTGTATCTATAGACAAGTAATCTATGATATCTGGAGCATCATACTTGTTTAATAAATCGAATAGTGATATTGTTGGAACTTCATATGTATATCCTTCTTTTCTTGTGTCTGCCCACATATCATCATAAGCATATTTTTCCATAGAGGATAGACCTCTTCCAGTCTCAATAAAGCTTACAACCTCACCCGATTTATCTGTAACACAGTTAAAATCTATTTGGCACGTTCTGCTATCTATTAGTTTTTCACGAGAAACAATGGAGGGTTCACAAACTATTCCATCCCAATTAAACATTTTTTCTAGGGCAAAGGTGTTACTAAGAGCAACACCATCATCTGCACCAAACTCTACAAAGAATCCAGGAGACTCTCCAAGTAAAAACAATACCAACTTGTCCTGGTTGTTTTGAGAATACGAGCTTTCTCCATTTTCAACTAAATATTCATTAAAAAGATTTTCCATTTTGTCCTATCATTTTTTGTCCCCTCGGAGAGATTCGAACTCCCGACCTGTAGGGTAGAAACCTATTGCTCTATCCACTGAGCTACGAGGGGAATCAGCTTGCCATGCCATAAAACATGTGGGAGTATATGCAACTGACAAACACATACTGCTAGTTAAACAACTATCCTTTTACTATGCACTAGAAGCAGAGTGAGAGTTTATGTGTTCTCTTTCGTCTACAACCTCATAAGAAAATTTAATTAAAGCTTCTTCGTTTGATGCATAATGATGTCCACAAAAATAAAGCTCCCCAGAAACACCTTTAACCAAGATAAAGGCTTGTGCTGCACAACGGTCACATCTATCTGCAATTTTTAATTGTCGTTCTACTGCTTCCATTACTTCCATTATACTCTCCTAGTGTTCAATTCCATGTTCGATGTCAATTTCTTTATGAATGTCTTTGCGAAGCTTAGGTAAAATAATTTTCTTAAATACGACACCATAAAGCACTCCAATAATTAATAGATCTTGAATTATTGTCCAACCTAGTTCAGCCATGATATGTGCTGGGTCAGTGAATATTGACCAAGCCTCTTGTAGTACATTCATTTCTTCGTGATGTTCGTGTTCCATTATATCCTTTTCATGTGTCATTTTATAGGAGGCAGGGAGAAGCTATCCTATTGGAGTAACTCCTCCCCACCAAGCTCTTCCTGATGGATTCGAACCAACAACCCTTCGATTAACAGTCGAATGCTCTGCCGTTGAGCTAAGGAAGAAGAGTGGTAGAGATAGGAATCGAACCTACACAGCAAAGCGTTTGATTTACAGTCAAAGGGGCTCACCACCTGCCCAACTCTACCAATTTTTAATTATAGGTATTATCTTACACTACAGAATTGTTTTTGTCAAGATATGAGATTGCGTTTCTTAAAATATTTACATCATCCTTTAAAAGTCCAAGAGCAACATTGCATCCATTGCATAGCCAACCTCTAAAATCTTTGCTTTCCCAATCGTGATCTAGGTAGTATTTATTAGACAACCTGTTGCATATTGGACAAGTATAGTCTTGTTCTGGATAAGGGTTTACTTTTTTTAATGAAGATACTACTTTGTTCTTCTCAGATGAGCATGGCTTACATATGTCTTTATAATGAACTTTAACTGGTGTTGTATGATTTATTACTAGCTCATCTGTATCTTTATATTCTTTACAGATTCTGCAGATCATTACATATATTTCATTAGGCGTGAGTCTGAATAGTTCATAGACTTATGCATTTTTGTTGTCCAGTCTTCTGGAAGCATTTCCATAAGCCCTAGTGTACGAGCTCTGCGAATTATGTGACGCTTAGCAGCTTCGTAGTTTGATGCACGACCTACTGCTTGAATTGCATTTGATAGATCTGCTCTGTCTGCAATAGGGAACGAACCGTCTGGCATTGCTTGACCTCTTGCTGCCATTGCTCTGCGTTGCTTAGTGGAATAATCTCTTTTTTCCATTGCGTCTGCCTCCGTACTATATAGTGTATCAGATTTATTTTCTCTTTGATTTTTAATTGAATTCCATTTTGTTCTTGACCAAGAAAAACCTGCATCGCCACCCCAAAGATCCCAAGCTACTCTTCCTGGACTTGGATATCCTTCTTCTCCTGCATTAAAACCTGTTGCTTTTTTATCTACTTCGTGACGTGAAAAGAAAGAATACATTCTTGCAACTGTGCTTTCCGAAAGGTTTTCCATATTTGCTAATTGGTTTGCACGAGCCAAACCTACAGAGGTTCCGCCACGCTTTCCTTCTTTTTTCCATTTTAATGCACGTCTTGCAGCAGATGCCATGCCACTAGTTGGTTTGTATGTTTTTTCAGACATATCTATATTATAACCCGCTATTCCTTTTTTCTATTTCAATTCTAGAAATTTCTTCCAACATTGATATCTCTTCTTGATCAAGATCGACATCCATATCCTTATAGTTAAATGTACTATATGTTGGCAATACTACCCACTCGCCCTCATTGTTCATATTCATCTCAAGCAAACCTTTTTGCCAAAGACTAAATATAACCTCATTTGTTGCTGATAGATGAGCATCAAATAGGTCTGGAAAGTCTCTTCCCATCTTAGGTGTCATCCTATAAAGGGGTTCTCCAAAAGGATCTAAACCGATAAGTTCCATGTATCCATTTTGCAACATAAAGATAAAAATTTCCTGAATATCTTCGTCTTCAATATCAAATTCGTCATTCATTAGATAATCCCCATTCCGCTCAGGAAGCTTGCAACATCGTCTGGCATATCTTCTGGGTTCCTTCTTGGTACTTGAGTTACTTTTACATTTGCATTTTCATCTACTGCATTTCTAAGATCTTTCCATGTATGAACTTCAATTTCTTTTAGTCCAACCTGCTTTGAAGTTCCTGAAATAGCATTATATATTGCACCACAAACAGCATCTGATAAGTCTTTAGATCCTTTTCTTGGGTGATCTACTTTATCACGAATAATGCGTAATTGCAATAGTTCATCTGTAAGAATTTTAATTGCTGGTCCAATAACTCTTTCTTCTGCAATAATCATAGCCATGTCTTCATAGTGCTTCTTTGCAACAGAAAGAGTTTCTGAGTTCATGCCCTGACCCTTAAGCTCATTCATAATATCAAACGAGTTCCATCTATCAAAAGTTACCTTTCGAATGTTAAACCCTCTTGCTCTAAGTTCTAAAATATAGTTTTTTACATCTTTGAACTCTACCGCTTTGTCTGCAGTTGGAGTCCACCATCTAACCGCATCTACAATAACAAATGGATTCACTACATCATAGTCGTTGAAGCTAGAAACCTTTACCCATTTATCAACGTGTGCCATTGCGACTGCACAATGGTCATGCTTCTGTGCAAGGTCAACGTGGATGAAGTACTCTTTATTTTCTTCTGGCTGGAACCATTCAGCAAATCTTCCAACCTCATCTACTGCGTTTGATGGAAGTCTAAAGCACGATTCAATCTTTTCTTTTGATCTGAAAAATGCATCCTGAGCATCTGGAGGCATACAGGCAAAGCGTGAAAGAGCATCAATAGGGTTCTTATAGAACTGCAACTTAAAGTCTTCTATGCTTCTTGTTGGATTAACTTCCCATGTTGGACGCTTTAATGCGAATACCTTTGGGTATCTGTATGCCAGGATCTCATCTTCTTCCCACTCTATAGAGAATAGGTTATCTGGATCACTATCATCTGCCATGTCGTCAAGCTTGAACCTATAGTCTCTTATGTGTACGTTCTTACTAGCAATAGCCTCGTTATACTTTTGCTGAATGTAGTCATTCTTGTATCGAGGGAAAGAAAGCAATACAACTTTACCAAAGTCTGGGAAACGTGAATCTACGGAAGCACGATACATATCATAAATTGCCGAACCAGTTTTTGCTTGATCGTGTCCTGTATTATTTTCTGTAGCAAAGCCTGAGATTTCATCAAGGATAACACATAGTACGTTGTATCCTTCCCAAGATTCTCTTTCGGAGTGACCAGAGTGACAAGTAATAGATTTATCAAATGCAATTGA